CTGCAATTCCTTTTAGTGGAACGCTTAGAAGTGTCTGCCTTTGCCTGAATAGAACTACGAACTTTTTGCCGATGTTCACGATAAGCATTAAGCCACTCGGCAGAATGGTTAATGCCATCAGAAGTTGCACAGATTGTCGTCAAACCAAAATCGCAACCGATAAATTCTTCCACATCTTCAATATCTTCTTCAGGAACGTCAACGGTCTGAAACAGGTAAAACTTTCCTTTTTTGTAAACCAAATCGGCTTCACCCTTTATGTAAGGCAAGTAGTTTCTGTTATGGCAAACAAAAGGTATTTTAATCCGACCGCCAATAGCCCAAAGAGAAACAATGTCGTTTGGCTTGTAGGTCATTATCCTACTGTCATATCCAATACTACCAAGTGGTCTAAATTCTCTTTTAGTTTTCTTGTCAAGTTTATAGGCATCTGCAACTTTTGCAATACAACGTACAAGAATTTGAGAAGAAAGGTTAAATGTAGCCTTGTAAGGGTGGTAAATTTCGCGATGGAGTTTAAAATTATTGAAGATACGCTTCTCCCAAGCCACATCAGAAATGGCATTGCAAACAGTATTAGCTTCCTTCATCGTATCGAGAAGCAAGTTAGCCTGTTCGTCAGTAGGCAAAAGTTTTATTTTCAATGTCAACTTCATAATGCAAAGATACGAAATAATTTCACATATCAGAAAATAATTACTAATTTTGTTAAACAATTTAAAGCGTGGCAGTCGCATTCCTCCCCTCGAGCCTTTGGCATCAATGGGTTTCCTGCTCTAATATTATGAAAAATCTAATTGTTCTGGCTTGCCTGCTAATAGCAGGGTGCTATAAGCCACATTGCTACTATCCGGAGGATTCGAGTTGTTGGATCTTTACGGATCGGGATTCAAATTATGTTACGGTCATGGCCAAGGGCCAGCACTTGTGTTGCTGGTACTCAACCTTTGCGGGGTGTCGATTATGGACAGAAGACAAAATTGAGGATGCCATGATTCAGTGGTATTCACAGATAGTGAATGAGAATCCTGAGTGTTTGTTGGAGGAAGAGAACTGTGGTCCGAGCTGGGAATATGGACGAGTAAAATGAAATATCGAGGGTTTACAATTGTGGAAGACAATATGTTAGGGTTCTCCCTGCTTTGTCCCAAAGGTCATTGGTGCCGGAGCAGTACTATAGAGCAGATCAAAGATGCCGTGGATGGTATCAAGGAGGCAGAATCAGAGCAAGAAAATAAATTAAACTAAATACTTGCACAATTAAACTAATTACCTTAAATTTACAATTGTAATCAATTTTATAACATCAAACCACACAAAAATGGGAAAGCAAGATTTTCAAGAGCGCAAAGAAGCCAGGATTGACCGCTTCAAGCGAAGAGCAGTGAAGTATGAGAACGAATCGAATCAGAGTTTTAAATCGTTTCGAGTCATTGCCGATTTTATTCCTCCTGGTCAGCCGATTTTAGTGGGTCATCATTCTGAGTCCAGGCACAGGTCGGACCTTAAGAGGATGGACCGGGCCTTAGAAAACATGGTAAAAGCCGACGAGAAAGCCAAATACTACGCGCAGAGAGCCGAATCAGCCGAAAGTAACAACTCCATCATGAGCGACGATCCAAACGCCATAGAGAAGCTACGGGAGCGGTTGGAGAGTATGCAAGAGTCCCAGAGAATGATGGTCGAGGCGAATAAGATTATCCGGAGCACGAAAATGTCCCAGGTGGAGAAAGAAGAGAAGCTAAGTGAGTTGAAGTTCACCGGTCAGCAGATCTTTGATTTATTCCATCCAAGGTGGGATTACTATAAAAAAGGATATCAGACCTTTGAGCTATCGAATAACAGTCAGAACATGTCCAGGATCAAGAAGAGAATTGAAGCGTTAGAGGCATTGGAAGGCAAGGACAATAAGGAATACGAGGTCAATGGGGTTAAGGTGGTGGAAGATATTGAAGACAACCGGGTTAAGCTATTCTTTGACGGGAAACCTTCTTTTGAGGTCCGGAAGAGTTTGAAGGGTTATGGATTCCGATGGAGTCCGAGAAATGGTTGCTGGCAGCGACATTACAGTTCCCAGGCAATTTATTTGGCCAACCGAATTGTAAATGAAATAATCAACTAAATAGTTTAAATTTATAGGCAATGGGAATCATAATAGTAGTGGGGGTGGCGATTTTACTTTTGACCTTGCTGGTCTTCTTTGTTAAGCTGGTCAGAGGATTATGTGAAGTAATAGATATGTTCCTAGATGTTGGCTCCCGGGTCGGGAGTCAATGGTTTAGGTTCTTCAAATAAGCCAGTCTCCTAAGTAGCATACATAGTCCACACTGGAAGAGATGCGCTGATATGGATACTAATGGAAACGTTTTTATTTGTCAGAGAGGCGAGGTTGGGCGTTCGCACGGGAGTTTTAAAGAATTATTCTTATTTCACGTTTCAGTTTTGGTGAAAAGTCACTAGGGTGAAATCTTCAGGGTTGGATCGGGAGCTATCGTTTTTTTTCAATCATGTTATTTTGCTATGGGTTGAATGAATTAACTGCGGTAGTTCCCTTCCTTTTTTATAAACTATTAAACCGTATCGATGAGAATCAGAATCGTGGCCAAAGATACTGGCCTGGTAATCAGTTGCAATTCATTCCCCATATTCAAGCGTTAATCCGTGCCGGTCATGAAGTTTTTTCCGATAGTGATCTTTACTGTCGATTAGGTATTTGTGGCGTTGGATCAGCGAAGTCAGATTGGAATATTGTGCTATTCGGATACGGTGTTAAAAAGTTTGCCAGAGTAAAATTAGATTATGCCGGTAAATTTATCGGTTACCAGTATCGGGTGAAGGGGAAGCATTATTCCCTGGGTTATGATCAAGCATTCAGGTTTGATCCTGATCGGTCAGAGGTGGAGCAGAATGATGAGATACTTAATTTCTTTGGCTTGACCAGGGAGGGTTATTCTCTTCAGTCTCATTATTGGTGGCACGATACGGACAAGAAAGATCCAAAGTTGGTGGTGATTGGAGCCAGTGGGAAGACAGAGAAAAAGCTCCCGGAGGATTATTGGAGTGGGTTGGTTGGCCTTTTATTGGAGAATGGGTATGAAGTCAAGACGGTTGATTATCCTATACTAGGAGGCAGGTATCATGTCGAGACTCCAACGGTAGAAGATCTGGCATTCGAAATCAATAGGGCTACGTATTATATCGGAGTAGATTCAGGTCCGATGCATTTAGCTGATTTATTAGAAATGAAGATGGTCATTATTTTCGGTCCCACGTCTAGCGAGAAGAATAAGCCGATTAATTCATGTCGTATTTTGAAGGCGTGTGAAGGGACGTGCTATAATTGGGGTAGATATGCATGTGCAAAGAACTTCAGTTGCTACGAATCGTTAGATCCGTACAAAGTCGTGGAATATTTAAATCCAGTAATAAGATGAAGATAGATACATTTAAAGGGTTAGGTAGTCCTGGTCGTGACAATCCGTTAAACTATGAACTTGACCGGCAAAGGAAAGATTACACTACTCAGTTAATGCACTGGTGGCAAGTTCGTCCATATTCGATATTGGATGTGGCAGGTCCATCGGTGGTGGGCAAGTGGATTGCAGAGGATTTCAATTGTAAATTGTATCATACGATAGGAGACTTAGATAAAGATTGGAAACCGGAGTTGCAGCATGTTCATACGGTAATTTGCCTGGAAGTAATGGAGCATCTTTTAAATCCGATGAAGTTTCTAATAGAGTTGGAGAAAAAGGTAATATTTCAGCATTTGATTATTTCCTGGCCACATCGTCCGTCCTGGTTGTGGTCGAATCACCATTTTCATGAGTATGATCTATCTCGATTTGAATATTTGGTCCATCGGTCAGGATATGAGATTGTTCACATTGATAAGCGACCGGAGTTCACAAAGTGGTGGCAGCACTTGACCGGGATACGTCCAATGATTCGTCCCTTTGTCAGTACGCACTATTTTGCACATTTAAAATTTGTGAGAAAAATAAATAAATAAATTAAACTAATAACTTGCGCAATTAAACTAAACACCTTATATTTACAATTGTAATCAATTTTAAAACATCAAAAAACATCACATCATGGGAAACATGTCACATTGCAGATTTCAAAACACATTGTTAGATCTTCAGGATTGTATGGACGCAGTAGAAGAAATGCGAAGATCTCCACACGATGACGAGCATCAATTGTCTTTCGATGAGTTCAGAGCAGCCAAGGAATTATTCACCTTGATGCAGGACTTCTTAGATTCCTTTGACGAGGATGATTTGGTTAAACGAGAAGATTAAGGATGTTGCGTAAAAATATTTTTTTTTAAATCAAAACATCATTTATCATGGCACACAATTTAGATTTTAGCAAAGGTTCAGCAGCATTCGCCTCCTATAAAAATGTTGCATGGCATGGATTAGGTCACATCTTTCAGGAAATACCTGCTACCGTTGAGGAATTTGCAAACGTAGCCGGTTTGGATTACACGGTAGAGATGGCTCCAAACATCCACCGGATTCCCGGTACCGACATTGAGCTAGAAGGAGACAATTCCTTTTTCACTTACCGAACCGATACCAATGCAGTGTTGGGAGACAAATTGAGTAAGTGGTATTCGGTATTGCAGAACAGGGATGTGGTTGAAATTATTGAGCCATTTTTCCAAGACAAGAAAATAGTCATTGAAACTGCCGGAGCGATTGCAGGAGGCAGACGGATTTTTATCAGTTGCAAACTAGTCGATCCGATTTTGGTGAATGGCAATGACGCGGTTGATAATTACTTCCTGATAACCACCGCACACGATGGTACGTCAGCGACGAAAGTTTTCTTTACACCTATTCGAGTGGTATGCGAAAACACGCTACAGATGTCCCTAAGTGGATGTAGGTCAGGAATATCGATCACTCACATGGGAGATGCAAAAGACCGGATGAAGAAAGCGGTAGATATAAAATTGATGGCTGAAAACAATGCGAAGGTTTTTGCAGAAGCAGCTACCAATTTAGTCAAGACGAAGTGGACCGATAGAAGGTTTAAGGATTACGTTGCGAACATATTTTGCAACTCTGAAGAAATCGAAAAAATGTCAGCAGGAGCGCACCCATTAGATGTGCTGTCCAAGGCGAAGCAGAATACAATTGCAGAAGTGTTGGAATACGCTGAAACTGGTCCAGGTCAGGAATTGAGTAAAGGTACCGCGTGGTGGGCTTACAATGCCGTCACCGGTTACTACTCGAATGTAAAAACGTACAAGGATAGCGAGAGTCGATATGAATCATTACTCTTCGGAGCATCTTCGCGAAAGATGGAAGAAGCGTTGGTTCTTGCTGAATCTCCGATCACGAAGAGTAAAATTTTTGTGTTTTTGTAAGTGTTCGAAAGTGGGAGAGAATCGCTCTCACTTTTTTTCATGTTCTAAATAAAATTAAATGCACATACATTTCTATTTAAACAACGAAGAAGAAACTCAAATAACAAGTTTTTACGACATGGCTTCAAATCCATTTTCTCTTGGTGATATTGTCAACTTAAATGTTGAGGAACTATATCCGATTGATTATAATAAATTCAAGGAAGAAGTCAGGGTTAAAATGATTGAAGACAATAAAGAACTTGAAAAACTTTTTAAAAGGAATAAAGTAAAAATTGTCAGAGAAGGCAAATGGGTTGAGTTTAAAGTGGCAAATGCTCCAAGACTTGTTATTGAGTTTCATTGCGAGTTCGTTTCTTAGCCTTGCCACTAACGGACGAGTGTATGAGTAGTGGCACATACACCGAACCTTTGAATTATGCCACAAACTTTAACGTGCCATTACTTATACACATTGTTGTGTGTAGTACGGGTAAATAAGCAAAAACTATGAAGAAATATTTTAGAAAAGACAAACCAATTAACGACCAAATAATAGGATTTAAAGCGACTAAAGCACATTATCCTGAAATTGGTGTGTTCCAATCATTTGAAAATGGTATAGAAGAAGTTTACATACCTGCAAATGATGATATAGAACAATTGGTAAATATTGACTATTGGTTTGAAGTACCACAAAAGTAGTATTACACACAACGGTTGGGCTATGTGCCGTTGTGAGGTACGAGCAATGGACATATAGCTATTGTTATGTACTGGCACGGTGATTTACCACAATAAATGCGCTTACTGTGGAAAGAAAGAAGGTGATTCTTTACCTTTGTCAAATCATTTGCAAGAATGATGTTTTGATTACAATGGGGGACGGGGTGATGTCCGTCTCCCTCTTTTTAAAAGAACAATCCCCCTATTTTTATAGCACCCTCAAATCAGTAGCGAGGTCGTACCATAACGGTACGGCCTTTTTTGTTGTAATATCCAAACAGTTATCAGTGTACCCTCTTTTGTGAGGGAGTATACCTGTCCATCTTTGCTTCCGGATGGGTATAACTGAAATATACAAGATATGGCGACAGATCGTCATTGATTCGCCTCACCGTTCGGAGGGGCAGCTTAATTCGTTTGCAGTCATCGACAACCTGAATCAGCTCAATTCCGCGACCACGGAGATGAGTTTTAATGATTATAAAGCCGGGTGGTTTTGGAGCCGTAAAACGGAGAATAAAGGCGCACAGGCAAAGATTTTGATGGAGTATGATCTTCTCTACCTTGAAACGGTGAAGAGTTCAAATATGACGAGTCCATTTTCGGTGGAAACGTGTCACGATTTATTTGTCAGCGTAGCGAGTCCGGCAGAGTGTACGGATTGCAAGCGAACGGTTCCGGAGATCGACGATCGCAACCTATTTAATTTAAGGACAGCGATTAAGGAGTTCTTTACTTATGGTATGTATACGGTTTCCTATGACACCATGGGTTTTCTGGATGGGGAGCCATTAGGGTTTTTCGATGGAGATGAATGGCAGTATTTGAATGGCGGGAATGATGCTGATCTGTGGATGAGTGAGGGGAGAGCAGCCTATTTAAATTCGATTGATGGGTTTACAGTCAAGGGACCAAAAAGAGTCATGACCAGTTATGTGAATCCCGGGCCATTAGAAATATTTCAGGGAGGAAAGTATGTCGATAATCTTAGGGTGAAGACGGTTCAGCTTGTAATCTGTGATTGCTATTCAGAGGATCAGAGCTTCAAATATGAAGAGCCTACCACTAAGAAATTACTGATGCTAAAATGTGATAGCTGTTAATGAGCGCATTTGATCGATTGGTACGTAGGTTCCGTAAAGGACTGGAAGTTGTGGTTGATGCTATGAAGGCAGAGTTCATTGCCCAGGGTCATAATGCTTCGGGAGAGACAATCAAGAGTTTTGAAGTCAGGATCAAAAAGGACTTTGAAGATTTAATTGGTGAGATATGGGTAGCCAAACATGCGGTCTTCACAGATAGCGGTACCCGACCACACCGGCCACCATTTAAGGCCATCTTTGAATGGTCTAAACATGTGATGCCGGGGCTATCCGAGAAGGAACGTCGATCCTTCTCCTTTGCCGTAATCAATAAAATATCGAAAGAAGGAACGCCCACCAGGGGTTCGTATTCCTTCAGTCAGAACGGCAGGAGGAAAGAATTTAGCAAACATGCCGTTGACTCTGCACAGCAGGAATTTGAAGAGAAACTAGACTACCTTCAATTTTTAATCGAGTTGGGTGACGAAGCCCTCAGACCTAAAGCAGCATAATGGATAAAACGATTATTTATAATGTCCGGTTAAATGGTGTTGATGTTGCCATCGACAGCATGAAGCAGTTGAAGGATCTGCAAAGGCAGTACACCAAAGAGCTGGATAATGTAAAGATTGGATCAGAGCGATATAAGCAGTTGAAGGGGAACGTTGCTGCCATCAAGACCGAGCAGCAGAAGTTCAACGAAGAGATTCGTAATCAACAGCGAGAGCAAACGAAGACCACCACGTCCGCAAAAGGCTCCTACCGAGCTTTGCAGGCAGAACTAACGAATCTTAAGAAGGAATATAAGGAGTTAGGGGTAGAGGCCAGGGAAGGCATTTACGGGCAGGGGATTAAGAAACAAATTGGAGAGTTATCCAATGGTTTAAAAAGGATTGACCAGGGGATAGGTGATAACTTCCGGAATATTGGTAATTATGGTTCTGCGATCGGAGGGAATTTCCTGAAGGTCGTTGGTGGTTTAGGGTTGACGACTTCCGCGATTGGTATTGTTAGCTCTGCTCTTCGAAGCAGTGTTCGAATCATCAAGGATTTTGATAGTGCAGAAACGGAGCTAGCTGCGAACCTGGGCAAGACCAGGGAAGAGACAAAGCTATTAAGTGACCAAGCGAGAGAGCTTGGAGCCAATACGGTATTCACGGCAGGGCAGGTGTTAAAACTTCAAACGGCTCTGGTTAAACTAGGATTTAGTGAATCTGAAATCTTAAATACCACGGAGTCTGTTTTGAATCTCAGCACGGCACTTGGAGTAGAAGCGGAACGAGCTGCCCAATTGACGGGATCAACTTTGAGGGCTTTTAACTTAGAAGCTGCTGAATCAGAGCGAGTTGCTTCTGTGCTGGCGATTTCAACGTTGAAATCGGCATTGTCATTTGAGAAGTTAGAAACTTCCATTTCTGTGGTGGGACCGGTTGCGGATGCTTTTGGATTTACACTGGAAGATACCACTGCATTGCTTGGAGTGTTATCCAATGCGGGTTTTGATGCGTCCAGTGGAGCTACGGCATTGCGTAACATCTTACTTAACCTTGCTGATTCGAACGGCAAGCTGGCGAAGTCCCTGGGTCGACCGATCAGTTCCCTTGATGAATTAGCACCGGCACTTAGAGAACTCAGAGAAAGTGGAGTTTCCTTGAATGAAACGTTGCAGTTAACGGATAAGCGATCGGTTGCAGCGTTCAATAAATTCCTGGATGGTGCGGATGATGCGCTTGAATTACGGGATGCGATTACGGATGTATCCGATGAGTTGGATACGCTGGTAAATACGCAGTTAGGTTCCCTCGATAATCAATTGAAATTAACGCAGTCCGCATGGGAAGGATTTATAATATCATTAGAGGATGGTGAGGGTCCAATTTCCAAAGTATTTGAGACACTATTGACCGGTATATCGGACACGTTAAATGGTCTAACTGCATTAAATACCGGTAGTGGATCTTTCTTAGATGTGATCAATCCGTTTACGGGTGGAATTTTGGGTTTAGGTAAACGAACCCGAGAGCAGAAAACATCGGAGGCTGATCTTAAGGATCGTTTGGGTGGCAGGTCGTTAGGCTTCCTGGATTCCAAGACAGACGAAGAAAAAGCAGCCGAAGAAGCGAGGTTAGCTGAGTTAGAGAAATTAAGAAAGAAGGAAGCGGAAAAAAGGCAAAAGGAGCGGGAAAGAGAGTCGAGAAAAATCGCTACGGAGCAGGAGAAACAAAATCGAGCGTATGCACAGGCGTTAAGTGATCTTGCCAAGCTGGAAGAGGAAGCTGCCAAAGAAGGAGACAAGGAGTTAGATAAGAGGCTGAAGGAGGAACTTGAAAAAGTCAAGTTAAAGGAAAAGGCAGAGTTTGAACTTAAGGAGTACTATGATGATTTAGCCAAGAACCTTGACAGTGAACTAGCGAAAGAAGCCGATGAGCTGGCAAAGGTGGATGAAGACAGGATCAAACGTCAGGCAGAGTTAGAATTTAAATACAAGGCCGATGCTGCCAAAAAAATTGCCGATGAGAAGAATCGGATAAATGAAGAAATTGAGCAGACGGCCTTTGATATAGCTGAGCAATTCCTGCAAGCTAGAATTGACAGGGAACGTGAAGCATTAGAGACGGAAACGGAGGAAAAGTTAGACGCGGTAGATGCTGAATATGCAGATCGATTAAAAGCAGCCGAAGGGAATGCAGAAGAGACTGAACGTCTGAATAAAATAATCGAAGAGCAGAAGACAGAAATCAAGCGTAAGCAGTTTGAAGAGAATAAAAAGATCTCTATCAAAGAAGCCTTGATAAATGGAGCTATAGCAGCTATCCAGGCATTGAGCAATACGATCCTTCCGTTTCCGGCCTCATTGACTGCGTTGATTCCGGTCGCTGCTCAGACAGCACTTCAGATTGGAGTGATCAGTTCACAGACTTTTGATGAAGGTGGATTTACCGGAAGTGGTGGTGGTATTCCTGACCATACCGGAGAGGTACCGGCAGGGGTGGTTCACAAAGATGAATATGTCACCCCTAAAGCGGTATTAAGAACAGCCAGGGGAAGGCAATTAGTGAATGAGTTGGAAGGGATGCGCTTGGGGATGGGATATCGATCACGGCACCAGGGTTATTATGCAGATGGAGGATTCACCATACCGGCTGCGTCCGGAGTTGCACAGCAACAGATTACGGTACAGAACAATTTAAAACTATCGCCAGAGGATATAAACACCCTTGCAAAAGCGGTAGAGACAGGTAGTGAGCGAGGTACGAATATGGGAGCTAATGAAGGCTTATCAAGAGCAGCATTAGAACAAGAGCGCGATATGCAAATCATTCAAGATTTATCAATATAATGGCAAGTGTAGTAGGATATCCAAGTGACTTTTTTCCGATCCGTGGTGGATGTGGAAAATTCTTTTTAAATGGTTCCGGTGGCGAGAATGACAATACCGGGTACCAAGTTTACTTTGATGGGAATGCCATTACGGAGATCGAAGAGGTTGGCCAGGGAATGTTTGCGGTGAGTCCCGATCGGATGATTGAGTTTGCCCGTTTATTTAAACCTGGGATTCCGAATATTGCGTCAACGTCACCCTTCCAGGATGTAGAAGCGGTCAAGGAGGTGTATATCAAATATGGAGATATTTCCTATGATCCGGATAATTGTATGTCTCAAGTGAATGTGTCGTCGAATAGCGATACAAAGAAGATCGTTAATGCGACGATTCAAGATTGGGAAGAGGATGTGTTTGCCGGGTCATCGGTGGAGGCATTGACGTATAGGCCACATGTGATGAATTGCTGCCGAGATCAGTACGATTTTATATCGGTCTTCAGTCCATCCGGTTCAGGTTCGGTCAGTGTAGTTTGGAAGTTTTTTAATGGAACGGAAGCCGGTACCAGTGTGGCTTTAGGGGAAGGGATTACAGTCATTCCGATTGGTGGTAAGAATTTCATTGGTGGGAATATTGATCAGATCAGCAGTTTTGAAGTCCGAGTCTATACCGGCAGGCCGTATAAATATTTTGTCCGGGATGGTTGTTGCAACGCGAACCTGAGTCAGATCTTATTCTATGAGCCAAAGGGAGGATGGGCCGTATTGAAGGGATGCCCGGCCAGTGCCAATATTGATAGTTCAGGAATAGAGATTTGTACTGAGATTCCATGTGGCACGTCTGGGAATGATCGATTCTTATATGGTAAGCAACCCGTGTCCATATCGGGGCAATTAAATATCAATATCGAAATTGAAGTTCCACCAAAGCCGGAGTGGGCGTATTATTTGTCCAGTTTTAAGATGAGTCGGTACCGGTACATCATTCAGGAGGATCGAGATGGAAACGATGTATTGGTCAAGCTGAATATTGGTTCCGGTGGTATTCGAATATTTGAAAAGCAGCAAGTTTTGAGAGCTGTTGTATCAGGCACAATTGATTGGGTGGGATAATGGGTAGACAACAATGCATATTTATTTCGTTGGTAGAAATTCCGGAAGGGATTCCAGCACGTTTTCTTGACAATAGTGTGTTGTATCTGGATACGGATGAGCGCACCACGTTGTCGTTGACCAAAGCACCACAGGAATTAAATAGCAAGGGTAAGGTGAACGACGAAGCAGTTCGTAATTTCTCATTGCCGGTTACTCCCAAGAATGAGGTAGCATTGCGTTCGTTTTTGTCTCCGATTGCCTATAAGCGGTCATATGCTCCGATCAAGGTGAATGTCATCGGTGGAGGGCTGGCTTATCGAGTGACTTATCTCAATGTGATCCGGTCTACTGATGAAAAAATAGAATGTCAATTAATTCGAGATAAGAATCATTGGTTGGTTTTATCTTCGCAGACCTCTTTGAGGGATGTTGATTGGGGCGATCCTTTTGTATTTGATGCCGATACGGTGAAAGCTACCTGGGACAATTGGGAGTACGAGATTGATTCCCCAGATGGATACATGTTCCCGCCTGCGGATTATGGTAAATTCATTAACAGGAATAAAATCATTGCGGAAGATTTAAGACCGTTGTTCAATCCGATTTATGTGCTGCGTACTGCGTTCTGTCATATTGGGTATGAAATCAATTCAGACCTGTTTGAGGATAAGCTATTCAAGCGCGCATGGTCATATGTCTTGCGACCAGATTACGGATCAATACCGGAGTTACTTAGATTGCGCGACGTGTCGGTCGGCATTACATTTAGCAAGGTTGGAACATTACACAATAAAGCATATTTAGAGGGGTACGACCCCGGGG